TATCTCCACCGATTGCAGCTAGCCTCAACACAGATCCAACAGGCGAAGTTAAGACATGGGGTGATGCGGTAACAGCATCTACATATACTATTCTTGATTCTACAGCTCTTAAAGTGTATGATAAGTATAATGATGTATTCGTTAATATTGGTGCTTCTGCAGCAGTTGCTGGTTGTATGGCTGCTACTGATGATGTCGCTGATCCTTGGTTCTCACCAGCTGGTGTATCACGCGGGCAAATCCGTGGAGTTACAAAGTTGCTCTGGAATCCATCACAATTAAATAGAGACACATTGTACAAGGCTGGTATTAACCCAATCGTATCAATGCCTGGTCAAGGTACTATGTTATTTGGTGATAAGACCCATGCAGGTGTACCAAGCTCCTTTGATCGTATTAACGTACGTAGACTCTTTATCACTTTACAGAAAGCAATTAATCTTGCTGCTCGTGCACAACTATTTGAATTCAACGATGAATTTACTAGGGCACAGTTTAAGAATATGATCGAGCCTTTCTTACGTGATGTTAAAGGTCGTCGTGGTGTTACAGACTTTAAAGTAGTATGTGATGGTACTAATAATACTGGTACAATAGTTGATACAAACCAATTTATTGCTGATATTTACGTTAAGCCGTCTCGTTCTATTAACTTTATTACATTGAACTTCATCGTTACCAGAACTGGTGTGGCGTTCAGTGAAATCGCAGGATAAGGAGATATAAAATGGCAGCTCTTAGTGTAGATGATTTTAAAGCTAAATTAAGCGGTGGTGGTGCTCGTCCAAACTTGTTCCGCGCCACTCTTAACTTCCCAGCAGGAATTGATGCAGGAGATTCATCCAAAGCATCATTCATGTGTAAGGCAGCTCAGTTACCCTCATCGGTAATTGCTCCTATCACAATTCCTTTTCGTGGAAGACAACTTCAAATTGCAGGGGATCGTACGTTCGAACCTTGGAATTTGACCATTATAAACGATACTGACATGGCAGTACGTAATGCATTCGAAAAGTGGATGAACTCTATCAACCATCACACAGATGGTGGCGGTGCTTCTAATCCTACTGAATACATTTGCGATATGGCAGTCGAGCAATTAGATAAAGCGGGTGAAGTAATTAAACGTATTGACTTCCGTGATGTATGGCCTACTAACTTGTCAGCCATTGAGTTATCATATGACTCTACTGATACAATCGAAGAATTTACCGTTGAATTACAGCTTTCTTATTGGGAAGCTTTAGGTATTACTTCGTAGTATAAATACATGATATAAGGGGCACAGTAGTGCCCCATTTTACATAGGTGCAAACATGGCTGAATTATTTGGATTTGAACTATCCAGAACTGACAAGAAGAAGAGTACTCTTCCTACTTCGTTTGTCGCTCCCGAAGATGATGCGGGTTCTACAAGTATATCTGGTGGTGGCCATTACGGACAATACATTGACCTAGATGGTAATGATACAAAGAACAGTAATGAGCTTATTTTAAAGTATCGTAATATGGCAGGTGTTACTGAATGTGATGCTGCAGTAGAAGATATTATTAATGAGGCTATTATTAATGAAAATGGTAAATCACCAATATCAGTTGATGTGGGTGAGATCGAAACATCGGATGCTATCAAGGCTCTGATTACTAAAGAATTCGATACTATACTTAAACTCACTAATGTTAAGACACGCGGACATGATTTGTTCAAAAAGTGGTATATTGACGGACGGGTTTATCACCATATTATCGTAGATCTAAAGCGTCCTAATTTAGGTATTCAAGAAATACGTTACATTGACCCTACATTAATTCGTAAGGTTAAAGAAGTTGAGAAGGATAAAATCCAAGGTCAGACTGCTGATATTATTAAGAGTGTTAAAGAATACTACTTGTATCAATCGTCTAATATGGCACATAATTCTGAAGCGGTTAAGGTTCACCCCGATTCTATATCTCATGTAACATCAGGATTGATGGATCCAGAAAGAAAGCGTGTAATCTCATACATGCATAAGGCACTTAAACCTGCTAACCAATTAAAATTAATGGAAGATTCACTCGTCATATATCGGGTAGCACGTGCTCCTGAAAGACGTATCTTCTATATTGATGTCGGCAACTTACCTAAGACTAAGGCCGAAGCATACCTCAAAGGTATCATGGATAAATACCGTAACAAGATGGTATATGATGCTTCTACAGGTGAAGTAAAAGATTCAAAGAAACATATGTCTGCTCTTGAAGACTTTTGGTTACCTCGTCGTGAAGGTGGTCGTGGTACAGAGATTACTTCATTGCCGGGTGGTCAGAGTTTAGGTGAGATTGATGATATTGTATACTTCCAAAAGAAGTTATATAAATCTCTAAACGTACCTATATCAAGATTAGATCAAGAGACTTCATTCTCTGTGGGTAGATCTACTGAGATTACCCGTGATGAGGTTAAATTCTCTAAGTTTATCAATAAGCTAAGAAGTAAGTTCTCAGAAGTATTCATAGGTTTGTTACGCACACAGCTTCTATTAAAGAAGGTAGTATCTGCTGATGATTGGGAAGATATTAAAGACGATATTAATATTATATTCCAATCTAATGTTCACTTCGCTGAATTAAAAGATGCTGAGATACTACGTGAAAGGGTTGAGACTCTTGGTATTATGGAAGAGCATATTGGTACATATTACTCACGAGAGTATGTACGTAAGAATATTCTTATGCAAACTGATGAAGAGATTAAAGATATCGATGATCAGATTGCTAAAGAAATAGAGTCTGGAGATATCGATGATGATGATGATGATGATCTAGATTCAGAAGACGTATAGTCTTAAAAATGAAAATTATATAAATATATTAAAGGTTAAGAATATGACAAATATTGACAAATTGATTGATGCAATATCATCATCTAAGGCCGGTGAGTCCAAAGATATCTTTACGGATATCATAAACGATAAATTATCAACTGCTATTGATGCAAAACGTATCGATATAGCTACAAATTTTTATGGTACTAATGAGGAAGGCATCGAAGATGAAAACATTCAAGATTTTGAAGACGAGTCTACAGGAACTGAAGCTGAGCTTCAAGACTCCTAAAGGCGAAACTTTAATCACCTCATTTGATATAGGTAAAAAGCCAAATACGGCTGATGCTCATGTCACCAAGAAAGGTAGTATATTTACGGTATACGTTGATGGCGATAAGCTGGATACATACTCTTCTGAGAAAGAAGCAGTTAAGTCAGCAAAAGATTTTGCAAAGTTAATGGGTAAATAATGCCATGAAGTTAATTACTGAGTATACAGAAAATAATCTTTCCTCTATGACTGAAGAAGTTGATGGAGAAAAGAACGTATATATAGAAGGTATATTTATGCAGGCCGAGAAGAAAAATCGGAATGGCAGAATATACGAAAGAAGAGTTATAATTCCTGCCGTTGAACGTTATGTCAGCGAGCAAGTAGTCACAGGTCGGGCTGTTGGTGAGTTAAATCATCCTGAAGGTCCAACGGTTAACCTGGACAAAGTTTCACATAGAATCACAAATCTCCAATGGGAAGGAAATGATTGTATAGGAAAAGCACTTATACTTAATACTCCTATGGGCCAGATCGTAAAAGGTCTTGTTGAAGGTGGTGTTAAATTGGGTGTCTCAAGTCGTGGTATGGGTAGTCTTGTATCAAAAGGTGGACATAATTATGTCGCAGAGGATTATATCCTCAACACTGTCGACATTGTTCAAGATCCATCAGCACATGATGCGTTTGTTAACGGAATCATGGAAGGCGCTGATTGGTGTTGGAACAATGGAGTACTGGTTCAGGAAGTTGAGAAAATCGAGACTGAAGTTAAGCAAGCATCTACATCGGATCTTAGATCCGGCAATGTTCAGATGAAAGCTTTTAAAGACTTCCTCTCTAAACTTTAACAATATAGGAGTAATTACTATGTCAAAAGAAGATCTAGTATTAGAAGATCAGATCGAAGACATTACGAGTGTAGAACTCCAAAATGATGAAGCGCTAGTTGAAGACGTTGAAGTAGACGAGGAGACTTTGGCTGAAGATAGCACTGAAGAATTAGAAGCAGAAATTGAATTCGATTTCACTGAAGATTTGGATGCACTAACAGCCGAAGAAGCTACGTTATCTGAAGGTTTTAAGGGTAAAGCACAAATCATTTTCGAAGCTGCAATTAAATCAAAAATGTCTAGCGAAATTGATCGTTTAGAAGAGTCTTATGGCGAGAAACTTGCCGAAGAGACTACTACTATCCGTGAAGATCTAACTAGCAAGATTAATGACTACCTAACGTATGTCGTTGAAAATTGGATGGAAGATAATAAGTTGGCTGTTGAAAAAGGTATTCGTACTGAAATCGCAGAGAACTTTATGTCAGCTCTCCAAACTACATTCAAAGAGCATTATATTGAAGTGCCAGAAGGCAAAGAAGATATGTTCGATGAGATCGTTAATAAGGCAGATGACCTTGAAGAGCAGCTTTCTGAAGCTGTCGATAAGTCAATCGCTCTCAAGAAAGCTAATGTTGTATTGGAACGTGCTGCAAGGTTCACCGATATCGCTGAAGGCCTAACCGCTAACGATACAGAAAAACTTCGTGACCTGACTAAGGACATCGATTTTGATTCAGTTGAGCAATTCTCTGAGAAAGTTTCTACTATTAAAGAAGCGTATTTCAAAGAAGCTAAGCTTGAAGTTATGACAGACAGTGTAGAAGATACTACTGATGAGACTGAAGAAGTCGAAATCTCTGTATCAATGCAGCGTTATGTTAATGCAATGAAACAATCACAATAAGACACAGTCTAGAGGAATATTCAATGACTACTTTACAAGAAAAATGGGCACCTGTCCTAAACAGCGAAGAAGCTGGAAAAATTGGCGATAGCCATAAGCGTGCTGTTACTGCACAAATCTTAGAAAACCAAGAAAAGGCATTGGCTGAAGAGCGTTCTGCTACTTCTTTCGGTGGCGTAAACGAAACTACTACCCTCGCGGCTGGCGTTGACAACTTTGATCCCGTATTGATCTCTTTAGTTCGTCGTGCAATGCCTAACTTGATGGCATTTGACGTTGCTGGTGTTCAGCCAATGTCTGGTCCTACTGGTTTGATCTTCGCAATGAAGTCACACTACACTAACCAATCTGGAGCAGAAGCTCTTGGTCTTGCAGAAGCCGATACTGATTTCTCTGGTACTGGTTCTCACCCTGCTGGCGTTGGCATGTCTACTGCTGCTGGTGAAGTTGTCACTCCTGCTGAAATGGCATTCTCAATCGACAAGACTTCCGTAACTGCTAAGACACGTGCTTTGGCCGCTTCTTACTCAATGGAACTTGCACAAGACCTTAAAGCTGTTCACGGCCTATCTGCTGAATCTGAACTTGCTAACATCTTGAGCACAGAAATTCTTGCTGAAATGAACCGTGAGATGATCCATACTATTAACGTGGCTGCACAACCTGGTACCATTGGTACTTTGGCAACTACCGTTCGTACTATCGATGCTACTGCAACTTCTGGTGACCTAGATGGTCGTTGGAATGTTGAGCGTTTCAAGGCTTTACATCACATCATCGAGCGCGAAGCTAATGGCATCGCAACCGCTACTCGTCGTGGTAAGGGTAACTTCCTAATCTGTTCAGCTGACGTTGCTTCTTCTTTAGCAGCTGCTGGTACTTTAGATTACACCCCTGCATTATCAGCTAGCTTAAATGTTGATGCTGCTGGCAATACTTTTGCTGGTGTTATCGGTGGTAAGATGAAGGTTTATGTTGATCCATATGCTGCTGCAGACTATATCACTGTTGGTTATAAGGGTTCAAATGCTTATGACGCTGGTATCTTCTACTGCCCATACGTTCCATTGACCATGATGCGTGCACAAGACGCGGCTACATTCCAACCTAAGATTGGATTCAAGTCACGTTACGGAATGGTTGCTAACCCATTCACTAGCTTAACCGCTAACTCTAACGTGTACTACAGAACTTCTTTGGTTACTAACCTGTAATCATATAGTTCAGAATAATGCTAATATAATAACAATAATTATAATTTAGCATTCTTTCAGGGGAGTCGAAAGGCTCTCCTTTTTTATGCTTATAAATAGTAGCATAGGAGAATGTAATATGGCAACACTAACAACCAATAAGAACTATTTAAATCCAACGGGATTTAGGCTGGCTATAGATAGTACCTTATATCCGAATACAGAGTATTTTTGTTCTGCTGTATCTCATCCAGACGTATTTGTTGGTGAAGGTACCTTGAACATTCCTGGACTTAATAGCTTTATACCTGGAGATGCAGTAAGCTATGGTACATTATCAGTATCAATTATTATCGATGAGGACATGACTTCCTATATTGAAATGGTTGATTGGCTGAAAAGTGTAGTAACATCATCTGAATCGGTTACAAGAGATATAACCTTACAAGTCCTTTCATCGCATTCAAATGTATCTAAAAGCATTAGATATAAAGATGCATTTCCCACTAACATAGCACAGCTAGCATTTACCGCTGCTGCAGAAGAATACCTAACTTTCGATGTTTCTTTTAGATACTCAGAGTTCTTTTTCGAATAAATTAGAGAATATTATATAATGAATTTAGATGATATATTAAGTGAATGGACAATTGACTCAGAAATTAACGAGATGGCATTAGATGATGCGTCTCGTGATTCTGCTAAGCTGCACTCAAAGTACTTGTCCAAGTACATGACAGCTAAGCTGCATTTAAAAACCAAAGAGCAATCCCTTCAGACATTACTCAAAAAGAAATGGCTATACTATAATGGCAAGATGACTGCTGATCAAATTGAATCGGAAGGTTGGGAATTTGATCCATTTCATGGCATGAAAGTGCTAAAGGGTGATATGGAATACTACTATAATGCTGATGAAGATATTCAAAAGACTATTATGCAAATAGAATATCGTAAAGCATTAGTTGATACATTAAAAGAGATTATGGGTAATATTCAATGGAGACATCAGAATATTGGTAATATGATTAAATGGAGACAATTCGTTAGCGGAGCCTAATATGACATCAGATATAGTTATTAATAATAAGAATTACGTATACATTAATATAGAATGCGACTATAGTATTGCCAATGAATTGGTAGATCATTTTACATTCTTTGTACCAAATTATAAGTTCACCCCTGCATTTAAGAATAAGGTATGGGATGGTAAGATCAGACTATTTAATTCTAGAACAAGAGAATTGTATGCTGGCCTGTATGAGTATGTTGTTGAATTTGCTAAAGCCCGTAATTATACTGTAGAATGTATTGATTCAGATTATTATGGTAGACCTGATTCATATGAGAATATTCCTATTGAAGAGTGTGTTGAATATGCTAAGAGTCTTAATCTGAGAGCTGGTGTTAATGAGATTACAGCAAGAGACTACCAGATTACAGCATTCCAACATGCATTGGAGAGGAAGAAAGCTGTATTACTTTCACCAACAGCCTCAGGTAAATCGTTAATAATCTATAAGTTAATCCGATGGTTCCTCGATAATCGTAATCAGAATATATTAATTATTGTACCTACTACATCTCTGGTAGAGCAATTAGCTTCAGACTTCTCTGATTATAATGGTGAATACTTCCCATCGCATAAGATATACTCGGGTAAAGAGAAAGAAGTATTCTCATCTAGAGTAATAATAACAACCTGGCAATCGATATATAAATTACGAGCTGGATGGTTTGAAGATTTTGGTATGGTCATTGGAGATGAGGCTCACCAATTTAAAGCTAAATCCCTCACAGCTATTATGACTAAACTATATAATGCAGAATATCGTATTGGTACTACTGGTACATTAGATGGTATGGAAACCAATGCCCTTACGCTTCAAGGTTTATTCGGACCTATTAAGCAGGTAACCACTACTAAGAATTTAATGGATAATGATGATATAGCTAACCTTGATATACAAATGCTAATTTTGAAGTATCCAGAGGATGAGTGTAAAGCATTTGGTAAAAATACTTACGTAGAAGAGATGGACTATATTGTAAGGCATGCCAAGCGAAATAATTTTATTAGGAATCTTGCTATAGATCAGGACGGTAACACATTAGTATTATTTCAATATGTAGAGAAGCATGGTAAGGTATTGCATGATCTTATAAGAAAGGCTGCACATGAGAAGAGAAAGATATTCTTCGTATCCGGTGCTACAGGAGTTGATGCTCGAGAAAATATTAGGGAAGTAACCGAGAGCCAAAAGAATGCTATTATCGTAGCTTCATATGGTGTATTTTCTACAGGTATAAATATAAGGAACATCCATAATATTATATTTGCTTCTCCGAGCAAGAGCCAGATAAGGGTATTACAATCTGTAGGAAGAGGTCTACGTAAATCCGACGATGGCTCTGATACATTCCTATTCGATATTACTGATGATCTGCATCATAAGAAGCGTAAGAATTACACACTGACCCATGGCGCAGAGAGGGTTAAGATATACAGTAAAGAGAAGTTTAAGTACCAGATATACGAAGTAAAGCTGTAAAGCTTTTATCCCGTGTGGGCCTTTCCGCATACCATAGTATTATTATATAGCATAAATGCGGAAAAGGCAACAGGTTTTTATAAATAAAATATAAATAAAATAACAGTAGCAATTAACCTTGATATGTAGTATAATATACATAGACTATGAAATTAGGTGATATACCATGAAGAAGAATCAAAAAGAACATTATGTAAATAATAGAGATTTCTCTAATGCTGTAGTGGAGTATGTTACTTCAGCAAATGAGGCAAGGGCATCTGAATCAGCCATCCCGGTTGTTACAGATTATATTGCCACATGCTTTATGAAGATATCTGAGGGCTTATCTCATAAGTCTAATTTCATTCGATATTCCTATCGTGATGAGATGGTTATGGATGCAGTCGAGAATTGTCTCAAAGCAATCAATAACTATAATGTAGAGGCTGCTACACGTACTGGTAAACCCAATGCATTTGCATACTTTACACAGATCTCTTGGTTTGCTTTCCTACGGCGTATAGCTAAAGAAAAGCGTCAGCATGATATCAAATTTAAGTATATCGAGATGTCTGGATTTGATGAATTTGTTACTGCAGATGATAATGGTGGATATGATTCTGAGTTTATTGAGGAGCTAAGAACAGCTCATATCAATTATCATAATGATAAATCTAAAGCACCAGACATGCCTTATGTCAAACATAAGATACTTTCTCAGGGTAAAAACCTAGAGAAATTTATGAAGCCAGAAGACGAATTACCTGCTGGAGAAACCCATGGCATCGAGGGATCATAAGAATTGGTTAGCAGAACCATCAGTAGAACATATTAGTAGCGAATGTTATAGTTCTCAGGAAATTTACGAAGCAGAAATTAAAGAGATATTTGCTAAAGTCTGGATACCTATCATTCATAAGAGTGAAATAAAGAATCCAGGTGATTACCGAACATCTCAAATTGCCTTTCGAAATATAGTTATAATCAATCACGGTGATCGTATTGGTTGTTATATCAATCCGGGACTTCAAGGAGTTGCTGGTAAGGTTGATGCTGATTATGTAATCGAATCTAGAGAATTACATTCAGAAGTAAAACATGGTGGTATGGTATGGACAACATTAAATCCAAACCCAACCATGGACGTAGAGCAATGGACAGATGGTTCATTTGATTGCATTGCTGAGGCTATTGACACAGAAGAGCTGGAGGTATTCCATTATCATAAAGCAATTATTCCCACAAATTATAAATTATGGCATGATACTAATAGCGAGTTTTACCATGACTATTTGCATTACTTCAATCGCATTACTGGCTTTAACGATGCTTACTTTGCCCGTCCTTGTACAGGATTTAATAACGGACATGTAAATGTAGGTAGCTTTGAAGTACAGTATGATAAATTTGAAGGCGCAGGAGATCGTGGTGCATTAAGTTTTCCTGGTGTTCCTCCTAACCAATGGTATATGGTAGACTTATTTCCAGGATATAACTTTAACCT